TAGAAAGTACGATTAGATACCTGTTCTGTGGCACAAGTACAGGTAAACTTGCCAAAAAGGGAATATTATAACCCTTGCCTTGTTGATTGTACATACCCACATCAACGCAGTCTTAACTAACACTATACCTTCATATAACTATGGGGGCAGTATAGTGTCCACGATGTACTCATGGTGAGAAATCCCCCCCGAAAACTAAGTAACTGGTAGTCTTAATTTATCCCTATCTAAATTTGCTACGGATAACTCTCCGTTTAATGCAAATATCTTTAGCAAAGATGAGCGACTAATTCCATATCTCTCAGCCTTTGCGTCTATAAACTTTAAATCTCTCTTGTTAATCTTTAGATTAATCTGTTCTGTTGCTTCGTTCATGTTTATTACTCAATTTAAAATGATGATTATACACCAGTAAATAGAATCTATTTAATCTCTTGTAATAAAAATAGGCGAATTTCTTATATCAGTCAACAGTTTGTTAGTTGTTGTTTTTGAATTATATAATGTTTTACAACAATCAAAATAAGTTTGATAAAGAACGCCCCACACATGGGAGGTAACATAATCTGGACTATGACATACAAATATCAAATCATAAACTTTTACTTTTTTAGCTTTAGTTAATTCACTTTCAATAGAAAAAGGCAGATTATTGTTTACTAAGAATAAAGAAACAAAATTAGAAAAACTTAAATCAGAATCTAAATTGTTATACCAATAGTATTCTTTTATCTTTTGATATTCTATTAAGTTACCAATCCAACATCCGTGTGTTACTTTTCCGTTTTGAATATCATCTATTTGCCAATCTTCATATTGAATATCATGGTGATGGTCTATATTATGTAATATAATATTATTTTCATTTACAATTTCTGGAACAATTTGATGATGATGTTTTGCAAATACTATTTTTTTAGCTTTGCCTATCTTACTATAAAATAATTTATTTAATTCATCTAAATGAAAATGCGATTGACACCAATCTATATCAATTGATAAAACATTATACTCTGGCACTACTGTTACAGTTTGCATACTCCATCCTCACAATCATCATCCGATACTGATATTATATACTCATGTTGATTTGGTTTAACTTGTTTTTTATTAGGGTTACTTAGGTTTCCTACTGTAAATTGTTGTAGTAGATTTTCATAACTTCTTATCTCACATCTTTTAAGATACTTATTGTAAGCAGCCTCAAAAGTAATACTTAATATCTTTGCTCTTGTTGCATAATCTACCGCCAATGCTTCACATAATTCTACCCTCGTCATTTTCTAATATCTCCTTTTGTTTGTATAATATATGTGGGTCTTTACTGTAAATCTTTCGAGCAAAAATCTCCACAACTTGTTTATCGTCCACGAAAAAAACAGAATTTAGACTGTCTAGTATTGCCTTAATGTAGTTATCAATGTCAGCATTGTTAGTACAGTAGGTGTTATGACAATCCTCTCTCTTCTTTTTTGACCATGACTTTGGTATCTCTACCATAAAGTCTATTGAAACACAGACTAGAGTTTCACAGGGAGTCGTATCCAACTCACTTGTTAGTGCTTCCATGTCTGTTTTAAACTTAGTGTACTTCTTTGGGTAGTATGTAGACCACCTACTGACCCGAGGTCTTGATGCTGGTACAGGACTTATATCAAAACGATGAGATGTTGTATTGATATCCAAAATCATCTTGTATGTGTGCTTCAAGTTTGTTAACTGCTAGTGTTAACATAAATCTTATTTCCATATCTCTTGGTGTATCTTCTTCTCTTGCTAATTCTAGTGCATCTTTAAGGTTGATAAGAATTTCATCTAGTTCATCTGTCATATTGTGTTACTAATCTATAATCATCATTATGTGGTAATTTAATTCCTTGTTCTCCAGCTAACATGTCTATCTCACAAATGTAATCTATAAATTCATTAACTTTTAATTCTGATGTTGATGGTATTTGTTGAATTGTCTTGCCTTTTTTTGTTGTAAAAGATATTTTAGTTAAGAACATATCAGCTAAGATAAGGTGCATTTCTTGTTTAGCATAACCAATTTCTTTAGACATGATATCTACCCAGCACCAGTACAATCTATTTTGAGCGTCTGTTCTCTTGGTCTTGCCAATGGAAATGGTTGCTTCTTTAGTGCTTGGATTCTCTAAAAAATAATCTTGTACTAAAGTTTTGAAGATTGCTTCTTTGGGTTTGTCTCTATGAATACTTCTACTTGTCATTGTACACCATCGTCCATAAGAGTAGCTATTAATTTATCAATATAAAACCTACTCTTTCTTAAATCTTCTATTTGCCCTTCACCTACATGCTTGTGTTTATGTCTGCACAAATATTTTAATGCTGACGCAGTAAGGTAATCCATTTTTTGGTCAATGATAAAATCAATAACCTCAATCTTACCTTGCGTGTAGTGTGAAGGGTTGTTTACAATGTCGTTCTCTCTATCCACCGACCCAGCCCATAACTAATGCTAAGACAACAATGCCTAAGAAAATTGTTAGACTTCTATTTTTTAAAACTTTATCTACTAACTCTTTTATTTCTTCCATCTTCTTCTCCTTTGATTAAAGTACCCTCTATTTTAACTTAATCAAACCATCCCTGTGGAGTATTTTTTGTGTACATATTACCGCCCTCAATACTTGCAACTCTAACCATTCATTTTCTATTGGTGGGTCAAGATGTTTACGACCATCATATATATCATGGCAATTTAGACAAGCGTACATTCCAAAGAGGTCTGCTTGTTTCCTTGCCATGCCTCCACCATTCATATGTGCAAAAATTACGGTTTCATTATCGGGCATACACCCATGTAATCTAAGTTGGCAAGGCTTACCCCTTGCTGATTTTGTGATTTTACTTGTCATATAAGTTACGCTCCTCGTCTGAGAATTTAGAATACTGCCCCTCAAACTTACACTTGACCCAGCCAATCTGACCCATTCTGTTTTTAGCTACAATAATTTCAGCCATACCTCTATCTTCTGACTCTTCCTTGTTGTAATATTCATCACGATACACCATAATAATACAGTCAGCATCTTGCTCAATCTCACCAGAAGAGCGTAGGTCGCTCATAAGAGGGCGTTTGTTTTCCCTCTGCTCTACTCCCCTACTCAACTGAGATAATAAAATTATGGGTATGTCTAGTTCCTTAGACAAATACTTTAGTTCTCTAGTAATGTTGCCTAGTTCTGATATTTCTCTGTTCTTATCGTACTTCATTATCTGTAGATAGTCAATCACAATACAATCAATGCCAGTCTGACCATTCATCTGCCTTGCTTTAGATACTATATCTCGCACCGCTATGTTACCTCGGTCTAGTATAGTCATAGTTTTGTCGCCCGCTTTAGCTAATGCTCTGTACCACCTGTCATTTTCATCCTCTGATAGTGTGTTGTTGTCTACTTTGTTAAGGTTAATGTTTGTTTCACTAGCTACAATCTTCATCATCAACTGTACTTGTTGCATCTCTAGTGAGTAGAACAATACATTTTTATTTCTAGTTGCCATGTTGTTGGCTATGTTGAGGGCGAGTGTACTCTTACCCATGCTTGGTCTGCCTGCCATAACTGTCAGCGTACCCCCTCTCATTCCCCCCAAAAGGCTATCAATAGAATCGAAACCAGTTGACAAACCAGTACCATTTTCACGCATATCTTCTATGTACTCTACTGTCTTACTTACTATGTTGAGCATTGAGCCTTCTTCATCTTTAGCTAGGTCAAGTTCTAGATGTTGTATGCTAGTAATTGTTTGTTGATAGTTTTCATAATTGATAGTTTGTTTTAGCTTATCAATATCATTGTTGATTCTACAGTTACGGATGTGATTAGCATAGACTTCCATGTTAGTTGTGCCTGTACAATTTTCCATAAGCGTAGCAAGAAAAGGAAAGCTAGTCCACTCACCACTATGATTGTGTTGACTGTCTATGTAATCTCTAGTAGTCAAGGCATCTATGTTTACTTCTTCATCTGTCATCTCTATAAGATAATCATATAAAGTTCCTAAGTTTTTATTAGAAAAATCTGATGATGTTAAACCAGTTGCCATAACCTGTTTAACTTTAGGCTCTAAAAGTAAGCCGCCTATTACTGCTTCTTCTGAGTCAAGTGAATTGTTTGGGTAGTTCATGTAGTTCTCCAATCATGCTGGTCGCCATATGGATTAACAGTAGGCTTATCATCCTCTACCATTTCCCATCTGCGTTGGTTAATAAATGTTGCTAAGTGTGGTATGTATTTAACATCTTCACCCTTATAATATTTGTCTTTGTCTTGATACAACTGTCCAATAATATTACACCAGTCTTTATGTTTAAGTAAGTTAGTTAGTTCAGTTTCAAGTCCACGCTTTTTACCTCGATACTTTACTCTAAAAACCTCAAACATATTTCGTTCTTGTATAGTTGGTGTTCCTTTTGTGGCTCGTAAAATTATTTCCTGTCCACAACAATGG